AAACTTACAATCTATTGGTAGAGGTTTAAGATTGAAGGAGGGTAAAGAAAGTTGTAATTTGTATGATGTAGCTGATGACCTATCTTGGAAATCTTGGAAGAATCATACACTCAAACACTTTTCAGAACGACTTTCTATTTACTCAGAAGAAAAATTTAACTACAAGATTGTAGAGGTAAACATAAATGGATAAACTAATTAAAGAGGATGACGAGTTTATTTTGTTGAAGCTAACCACAGGGGAAACTCTAGTGGCTACTATTCGTGGTGAAGATACTGAAACTATTTCAGTTGAATATCCTTTTGAGTTAAAAACTATTCACGACAGACGACAAGATATGGTCGTTGATGTCACTGCTGCTGCACCATTTTGTGGTTTCGCAGAAGATAGAAAGTTTACCTTTAGAAAAGATAATCTAATGTTTACTAAATGTCTGCATAACTTTTCTATCCCCTTTTATATCGAGTTAGTTGAAGAATACGAAAGACTAGTCGATATCCCAGTGCCAAAGAAAAGATTATCCGATACTCAAGGAATGCTAAGAAAGACTGCTCAAGCTATGCAAGAAAGAGCCGAGGAAGTATTACCTGAAGATCCAAGATTAGAGGATACTGCAGAAGTTTTAGATTACTTGCTTTCTGGCATAGGCAAAAAGAAAAAGACAATCCATTGATAAGTATAACTCCCAAAGCTAAAGAATACATACAGAACAGACTTGTAGTCACAGGACACAAGTATGCTAGACTATCATTGAAAGGTGGTGGTTGTAATGGTTATGAATATGAGTGGAATGAAACTGACGATAGCAGTAATGCTACAATCGTCGAGGATATTATTGTGATTGATACGATGGCCAAACCATTCGTTGATGGTTCCGAGATCGATTACAAAGAAGATTTCGCTGGATCGCATATCGAGATTATTAATCCGAATGTGACTAGTTCTTGTGGATGTGGAGAGTCTATTGGGTTCTAGTAATTACTTTATATTGCTTAACCCCCTACACCCCATAATCTACTCTGAAAAAACTTAAAAGTAAAGTCCCAGAATAAAAAAAATTATTATTATTTACTTTTAAGAAAGTTTTATATAGAATAATAATTATGAATGGAGTAATACATGGCTAATGCAAAGAAAAAGCCACAGCATTATGTTGACAATAAAAAGTTCCTACAAGCACTGAAGGAATACAAAGATGCATGCACTGCTGCTGAAAAGGCAAAAGAAGACAAACCAAGAATCCCAGAGTATATCGGCGAATGTTTATTGAAGATTGGTACACACCTTTCTTACAAACCAAACTTCATCAACTATACTTACCGAGATGATATGATATTAGATGGAGTTGAGAACTGCATTCAATACATACATAACTTCGACCCAGATAAATCAGGCAACCCTTTCTCATACTTTACGCAGATTATTTTCTATGCTTTCCTTCGCAGGATTAAGAAAGAGAAGAAGCAAACCTATGTGAAACAAAAGCTGATTGCTGAAATGGATGTTGACGCATTTATGGAAGCAGGAGAAGGGGATGAAGGCACTAACCAATATATTGAATATATGAAAAAGAACCAAACACTAGACCCATACTTTGAAGCAAAAGAAAAGAAGAAAAAGGAAAAGAAGTCGACACCTATAAGTGACGCAATGGATGATGAATAAAGACGATAAGAACATATTGGTAAATTTTATTCCACTTTTAATTCTTGTTGTTGTGACAGTATTGGGAAGTTTGGCTCATTACTTATTTACTACAGGAGTGGAAAAAACAATCGTTGGATATAACGAAGAAACTGGTAAATTTATTATGAAGGAAGCGAAAGCACAAGAAGCTGGTACTATTACTATTGACCATGGTGATAGTTGTTATGCAGTAGAAGGTGTATTCGTTGTTTGCGGTCAATGAGTAAAGTTGCAATTATAACCGATTTACATTTCGGTGCTAGAGGAGATGCTCTAACTTTTTTAGATTATATGGATAAGTTCTATACGAACACTTTCTTTCCTACACTAAAAGAGCGAGGTATCAAAACTATCTTAAATCTTGGCGATACTTTCGATCGTCGTAAATACATAAATTATAATTCATTAAAAAGATCTAGACAAATGTTCTTCGATCCTATTCGTGATAATGGGATGGTTATGCATATGCTTGCTGGTAATCATGATACTTATTATAAGAACACTAATGATACAAACTCTATTGATTTACTATTAAATGAATACAGCAATATTAATGTAATGGCAGAAGCCATGGATATAACAGTTGATGGTCGTAAGATATTTATGCTTCCCTGGATTTGTAGTGATAACTACGAACAAAGTATGGAAAGATTGAATGATAGCGAAGCAGAAATATGTATGGGGCATTTAGAGATTGCTGGTTTCGTAATGCATCGTGGGGTTAAATCTCATGGTGGTTTAAATGCAGAAAGGTTTAGAAAGTTTGGTTTGGTTTATTCAGGTCATTACCATCATAGGAACAACGATGGGCATATATATTATCTTGGGAATCCTTATGAATTAACATGGGCTGACTATAAAGATCCTAGAGGTTTTCATATATGGGATACAGAAACTATGGAACTTGAGTTTATAGAAAACCCATATACCATGTTTGAAAGAGTAGAGTACGATGATGTGACAAATGATTACACTGATTACGATGCTTCTATTATGGCAGAGAAATATGTAAAAGTTATTGTAAATAATAAATCAGACTTTAAAAAGTTTGATGACTTCTTGAAAAAGATTTACAAAGCTAACCCACACGATGTAAGAATACTTGAGGATTTTGCTGAGTTTCAAGATGGCGAGATTGACGAAGAACTTAATTTAGAAGATACTATGAATATATTGACTAGTTATGTTGAAAGTGTAGAAACAACTTTAGATAAGGAAAAGATTACAGGTTTCCTTCGTGGGTTATATGCTGAAGCACAACAGTTAGAGAGTGAAACATCTGAATGATTACATTTGAAAAGATTAAATGGCGAAACCTGTTAAGTACAGGAAACGCATGGACTGAAGTAGATCTTAATCGTTCTACTACTACATTAATTGTTGGTAAGAATGGTGAGGGTAAATCAACTATCCTTGACGCATTAATGTTTTCTTTGTATGGAAGACCTTTTCGTAAAGTAAAAAAAGACCAGCTGGTAAATAGTATTAATGGTAAGAATCTAGAAGTAGAGATTGAGTTTACCACACATGGTAAGAATTATAAAGTATTACGAGGTGCTAAACCTAACAAGCTAGAGATCTGGTCAGATGGTATTAAGCTAGACTCGTTCGCAAGTAATGCTGATACACAAACTTATTTACAAACTCAAATAATAGGTTTTGAGTGGCGAACATTTAGTAAGATGGTTATTCTAGGATCTGCTAGTTATCTACCATTTATGCAGATGGGGCAATGGCATAGACGACAAGTTATTGAAGATATTCTTGAGATTCGTATTTTTAGAACTATGAACGAGTTGCTTACTGATAGAATGAAACTTACTAAGGAATCGTTGGTTGCTGCAGAGAATGCTATTACTATTGCTAAGAAAGATGTAGATGCTCAAAAAGAATTACTTGAACAATTAAGTAATGTAAAAGAAGAAGCTGTAGAAAAGATAAACGAAAAGCTACGAGTAAATGAAGAAACTATTAATAACACTACTGCTCAGGTTGAACAACTAATGAAAGATGTTGATTACTTGAATACTCAAATATCTGATAGTGGTACTGTAAACGATGATATTGAAAAAGTTAAACAGATGATGGCTGGTTTCAATAATAAGAAAGCAGGTATTAATAAAGATATACAGTTCTTTGAAGATAATGAAATATGTCCACAGTGTGAGCAAAGTATTGAAGAGTGTCATAAGAATGATATTGTCACAAAGTTAAGAGATAAACTTGGTAAGACTATGAATGATTACGATACCATTTCTCAAGCACTGGAAAAACTAAATAAAAGATATGACGAGATTGCGTCTATCAACCAGACCATTATGTCAAAGAACACAGAGGTAAGTGCTCTCAATCAATCACTTAGTTTGTTGGGAAAAACAAATAAGGACTTGGTAGAAGAACAATCTAATCTAAATATAGATGATGATAATGTTGTAAATCAAAAAGCTAAACTGAAAGACTTAGCCAAGTTAGCAGTTGATGCTTTAGAGGAGAAAACTAGTATTGAAGAACAAAAACAAATCGAAGATGTATCTAAAACTCTTCTGGCTGACACAGGTATCAAAACTGAGATTATTCGTCAGTACCTTCCCATCATTAACAAACTTATTAACAAGTATCTACAAGCTATGGATTTCTTCGTTCACTTTGAACTTGATGAAGATTTCAATGAAACCATTCGCTCAAGATACAGAGACGAGTTTACCTATGACAGTTTCTCGGAAGGTGAAAAGTTGAGGATAGACCTTGCGATACTATTTACTTGGAGACAAATAGCCAAGATGAAGAATTCAGTAAATACGAATCTATTACTGCTTGATGAAATTTTTGATAGCAGTATGGATACGAGTGGTACTGATTTGTTCCTACAGGTATTGAATGAGATTGGTGAGGGAACAAATGTTTTCGTTATATCCCATAAAGGAGACCAACTTTTTGATAAGTTTAGAAGTGTACTAAAATTTGTCAAGAAGAATGACTTCTCATCAATTCAATTAGGAGCATAACATATGAACGCACAAGCATATTTAATGGAACAATATAATAAAGTAAATTTTAAACATCAAGAACTTCATGCTGAAGTCGAAAAATATAAGTACGACTCGGAGAAGGTTAAAACACTAAAACACATGAAGTTGAAACTAAAAGATAAAATGACTAAATTGGAGACACAATTAGGAATTAGTTAATGAATATTCTAGATAATGTAAAAGGTGAATTAATACCATACGACGATCCGATACTAACTTCCCCACAAGAAGATTGGAAGTTTGACGAGTATCCGCAGGAAGAAGCTGCAAAACTTGGATTGTTGTTAATCGAATCTTCTAAAAAATTAGGAGGAGCAGGTTTGTCGGCAAACCAAATAGGATTGCCTTACAAAGTTTTTTGTCTTACTCCTGAAGAAAGTTTCG